TATGTAGCTGATCAGCAAGACCAAGGACAACATCCTGTCCAGCACCAGGTGTGCTTACAGAGTATTTAAGAGCAGGTTCAGAGATAACATTACCAAGACGACCATGTACGGTGTCAAGGTTACGTGCAATACGTGCGCTATCGATAGAAGCACCGACAACACCAAAATCATCTACAGTACGCACACCAAGTTCGGTGTAGTCGTACATATCATGAACACCTTTGATGGGTTGGGAAAGGTCAGGATTTTTGCTGTAGTTATACATGCCAACTTCATCAAGAGCCTCCTCTTGCCTAATAGCAGCACGTGTAACAATATCTTCTGCAGTATCATCATCCAAACCTTTGAAAGGTTGGTTTTCAGTCAACCAAGCCCGTGCTTCAGGTGTTTCACCAACCAACTTGTTAGATTTACGAAGACCAGCAATAGTGCTTTCAGCAGCTGTAATAAACTTAGAAGCACCCATTGCCAGGTCAACAACAAAACCCATCCCAAGATCTTCGTAGATGTTTTTTTGTCGTTTTAGATCTTCACTATCTCCATCCAAGGTAGCCATGCTCTCAGGGATAAAGTCAAAGGTTTTGGGGAATTTTTTCTTGAGAGTACCAGACAGGTTATCTTCAGTGTACTCACTGCTAACAGCACCAACACCAACACCAGCGTCATTAACAGTTTTCACAAACTTTTTTCTCCAGTTCTCATTGGCTTGATATACCCTGCCTCTCAGGGTCTTCAAGGCACCACAACTTGGCCTTCGATGATTATCACTTCTACAATAAGAGCAACGCGATTTGCTTCTTGGCTTTGTAGGTTTTGCTTTTCTTTGTTTCCTTCTTGTCATTTCGTGCAATGCCCTACGGTGGTAGTGGGTTAGTACCTGTCCGGTTTTTTCTTTGATCTTAGCGTCTTTTGCAATGACTTCAACCTGTTTACAAGTTGTTATGTTATGTCCTTCTTCATCACAATAGCCGCAATGAACAATACCTTTAAACTGCATTCCGATCATTTTGTTACCCACACTTCTATAAGTTTGTTATTTTCAATGGTGCCCCCCAAGCCGTCTATCGAGATAGGTTCTCCATTGTTTATAGCACCAATAAGGTGTCTGATGTCGACATGGCTTACTTCTGATTTAATCACCGCACCAACAAAATCAATAGCATCACCTCTCCAGAGGTCTGCTTTGCCAATCCAGTTATGCCTTATAAAACTGATTGCTTCTTTGATTGCTTCTATTTTTTCATTCATAAACTAACTCCAAAAATCTTTTAGGCATGGGAAACTTCCACTCTCCATTGCATATCGTCACCATACCAGTGGTTTTATCTTCTTCGATTATTATAAAAATCACATCAAGCCACCCAACGTCATTATGTTCTGGCTTGAGTCTAACCAAGTCTGAAACTTTCATTGAGCCTCCTGCTGTATAAACAATCTATCTTATTATGTTTGGTTTGGGTAGGACAAAAACTGTCCTATTTGAAGTTTTTCTTGAAATACTCATATGCTTTTTGAGCAACTGACTTGTTCTCATAAATCATTAATTCCTGTCCGTCCTTCACTCTTAAGGCATATAGCCCTACGTCTTCCGGTTCCAGTTCTGAGTATTCTTTCAAGTGCTCTGTTTTAATCTTAAATGGTTTAAGCATGGTCTGACTCCTTTGCAAGCAAGATTGCATCAATGTAGCCTATCGGTACTGACTTGATAATCAATCTATGTCCCATGTACTTAGGCGGTAGTTTCATTTTTAACTTGAACTCTGGTGTTGTTGCATTATGTTCACTTTCAACGATTGCGGTTAAGTGATTACTGGTGTCATCGCTCTCAAAACGGACCCAAAATCGGTTGTCCGTGTATTCAGGCATCTCTTCCATTAACATCTCAACTGCTTGCTCTTTTGGGGCCTTTTCGCCAGCCCAATAAATGTTAGCCATTGCTTACCTCCTTGGTTTGTATTTACAATTTATCCTACTTCTTCTGTTTCGGGTAGGACATTTTTTGACCTTTTTTCTTTTTCTTTTGATTGTTCTTTTGTTTGGGGGCCTGTTTCTTTTTCGTGGCGGGTTCTTGGTAACAACTCTCCTATATCTTCTCTTGGGCTTTGGCCTCTTGGTTTCTTTTTTTGGGGTTGCTTTAGGTTTAGCACCTGAAGTATTTTTTCGGGGGGGTAGGGTAGTAGTAGAACTGTTTTCGCTATGTAGGTATGAATCTGAATAATCAACATAGGTGTTCTCAACACTCGAAACAAGATCACCAAATTCGTTACCATTGGCCATCACTTTTATGACACAAGCTTCATAAAAGGGAGCCGCCATAAAAAGAAGAGCAGATATAATTATTTTCTTTTTTGTCATTTTTCCTCCATGACTATCTTTTTTAAAAAATCCAAGTCCATCAAATTATTTCTTTGGGAACCGAGCCAAGCAACACGACAAACCCAAATACCAGCCATCAGACCATGAAAGACAGCAGGGTCTGACATAATCACGCCGTATCTTTTGTCTCTTATATGCATGACTAAGTCTCCTATTCTACAATCTTTGTTATTCATCCTTTGTACTCTCCTATTATCAAGCTTCGTGGGACAATGTAGGCAACTCCTTGCTGTATAGAGAAAACCTGATAAAACCTGTGTTCTTTGTGGTATTGGGGAATCTTTGGTGAAATAACCAAGACCAATTCTCTGAAGCCCCTGTTGTCGTCAATCAAAACAAGATCCCCAGTGTTGTATTGTTCTTTGCTATTAATCCCCATCTAAAAGCTCCGCTATTGCAAAAGTTTTATAATACCTTGCTCTATGAGTTTAGCCAATGTTGACTCACCAATAATCTGTATGTCACCGTCAAGATAACAAATCTCATAATTGACTCTCCATTTAATTAGTGAAAAATCAGTTTGTAATGCACCTGACTTTAGAATACGAGTTATGACTCCGAGCTTACCAGTATCTGAGATCAAAGTTCCTATCTCGCAAATCTTGTTATTTTTGGTGTCTGTTTCTTTCTGCACTCATAAACACCTCTTTGAGAAATCTCTTGTCAAGAAATTTAACTCTCTCAACAAAAACAACGGCTTCTATAATCTCTGGGTAAGGAGACAGGGCTGTTTGATTTACTGATACAGCAGATACTACGCCCAAAACTCTACCTTTTTTATCAAAGACCACAGAACCAGAGGAACCGGGTAAAGCAAAAGACTGCATTATCATTTTATCTTCATCGCTATTTGCTACAAAGCCTGTATAAGTTGACCTTCCGATGTTGGAAGGGAAACCAGTATAATTAACCGCTTCACCAAGTAAGTCTGCTTTGCTATTAACCTTAACAGACTTCGCTTTGATACTCAACTCTTTGTCTGGAACGACTATAGCTATATCTTTGAGAGTATTTTTATACAGCACTGTCGCTGGTATTTTATTCTCTCCTTCTAAAATATAGATCTTGCCTTCGTCAACAACGTGAGCAGCGGTCAAAATGAATTTGTAATGACCAATCTTTAGATAATTACCCGAACCCCATCCCCCTACACGATTCTCTATATCAAACTGTATTCTGACTGAGCTTTCAGTCCCAGAATCATAATTTTGATTACATGACGGGAGTGCCTTGTTCTCAAAAAGAACTGAGGTTCTTTCTTTGTCCACCTCCATTGTTATTAAACATGATAATAAAAACAATATCATAACCTGTCCCTCCTATAGTAACTATGAGCGAGAAACGGTTACGGCTCTGTATTGCTAAGTTCTGTTAAAATCGTCTTGTAGTCTTACAACATCTTCTATCTCTGGTGTTGAGACTTCAACCAATTCCACAAAACCATCTTGGGGAGCACAGAACCTGTGTATTGTATTCGGCTCTATCCTCATGCTTTCCCCTTCACTCAATATAAAGGTTGATTCTGGCTGTCCGTCTGATTTGAGGCCGATGTGTACTACCAGCACTCCTTTCAAAACATAAACAGTCTCATCTTTAATTTCGTGATACTGGGTTGATAGTCTCTTGTTCCTCTTAATGTGTAGGATTTTACCAAGATACTTATCGTTAATGGCCCATCTTACTTCGTGGCCCCAAGGCTTTTCAACTTTCTGAATTACTTGTTTCATTGTCATCTCCAAACTTTTTAACAAGATCGCTATAACCACCAATAAACTCCTGCTGCCATTGGAGAGGATAGCACCTTTCATAACGAACTATCATCGGAACTGTCATCCAATTGTATTTTTGTTTGATGTGGTCTAACAAGTCCTTTGACTCGTCTAAGATACAAAGCATAAACTGCTTATTGTGTTTAATCAAAAGCTCTTTGGCCTTTATGCAATAAGGGCAATCGGACCAAGCAAAGATTTCGTAATACTCA